CAAGGAAACCCTTTGTCTCAGCTTCACCGAAGTTTTGCTGAATAAAAGAACCTGGATATGCAACCCACGGCTTTTCCTTACCACTCTTATCCAAACGATAAGCAAGGAACTGCTGTTTATGGATATCACCTAACAATACAAACTGCATTCCGGTAAAGAATGATACGTCTCTTTCCCCGTCAACAAGCCGGAATTCCATATCTGTCTTTGAACCAGATATACAACCATGAAATAGGGCGATATTAACTTTATCTTGAAGCGGCTTAATATTCTTCCAACCATCTTCATCAAATGGTGAGAATACGTGAATGGCAAAACGATTACCACCCTTTACTTCTCTTGGAAGAGAATACGTTCCAGACTTCTTATAGAGATAAGCGTCTGAATGATTAATAGCCTCATGGATAGGGGATACGATATCCTGACGATCACTATTGGTTAGATTACCATCGTGATTACCAAGAATTGTAATGGTTGGAGCTATATCAGCAAGCTCTCTAAACATCCATGAAAGCTTCTCAATAACTTCTGGAGTAATACCCTGAGTCTTGGTATGGAAGGTATCACCGGTATTAATGATAAGATCCGGCTTTACTCTGCGACGGAGCGTGTCAAAAAGCCTTTCAAAGCTTTCTGTGTATTCATCATGCCTTGCAATACCACGCCAATGGATATCGCTTATTTGGACAATCTTCATTCTATTACACCTTTAATATTCTTGATATCTTTGCTCTAAGCAAATAATCCTTACTAAAAGGTGTAGCAGTTTCTAATATGGAGTTAAACTGTGTTTGACTTAACTCTCCAACGTCTTTATAAGGCGAAGGAATATCAAGTAAGGATACCGGAACATCAAACTCACTTAATAGTTCAGCTATCTTTAAAGCCTTATCTTTTGCATCCGGATCTAATGCCAATATTACCGGTGTCTTATGCTTTACCAACATTAAGAATAACTTGTATTCTGTTGTTAAATCTGACCCCAATAAACAAGTGGCATTTTGATTGCACTTAATAAGATCAAATGGACCCTCAACTATTGTCAGGGGTTCTTTCCAGTTAATGTTAATCTCATTAAAGATAACATCTTCTCGGTGAACATTTGGATTCAGATATTTTGGATTAACGTCTACAAAAGCTCTACCGGTAAAATAGTTTAGTTCACCATCAATATTAAATGACGGCATAATAACACGATTAACAAAAGCCCTATCTTCCAATGAAATACCAAACTTCCAATACCAAAGATAGGAAGGGTCAATTTCATCGTTTAATCCAAATCTCTTTGCAATATAGCTATAAGCAGAACGATATGTTATAACCATATCGGGATCTTTAACTGGTAATGCCATTAAATGAAAACCGGTAGGTAGTTTAAACTCTACCTCTACAGGCTTGTTATTAGAAGATAACTTTAGTTGTTGGGTTCCAACAAACCGAGTAAGATATTCTGTGAAATAGCCTGGATGAAATCTTTTTATTAGGTCTACAAGATTACGGGATTTATAGTTGCAAACCCAGCAATGCAAAGCGAAGTTATCAGTTCGGATAGCCAGTTTACGTTTATTATAGAATGAACCCTTTTGCTGGATACAGACCGGACAAACAACAGAGATATTAGCACTTTGATTTGATAGAGAACCTTGTCCAAAGACTTTCTCTATAAACTCAATGGCTTGACCTCTTGTATACATATCACTTCTTCTTTCGGATTTTAACGTCTGTATCCCTTAATATTTTGATTAGTCCCGTTCCCGATTTTCCAAAGTTCTTTTCTCTTTCCCAAACAAACCAAGCATATTCAATGCTGTCAGTTCCCTTGCCATTAAATGACGGTCTATTAGGGAGAACGTAGATATCTGGTGTATATTTTCTGAGAAAATCAGACCGGTCACCACTACCCATAAAGTTAAGTCGTAATAACATGCAAACATATTCTGGCTCCAGCTCTATTGATTTCTTTATAAACTCTAATGCTTTTGAAAATGGTGGGTTGGTTATAATCACTTCATATTCTTTAAGTAATGCCGCATCCAAGAAGCTTTCTATATGAACCCGGTTTGGGTCTACTACAGCCTCCAGATCGGTTTTAAACTTATCCTGTAGCTCTATGGCAGTCCAAGTAGGGGCTACTCTAAAACGAGCGTCTATAGCCCGTATAAGAGCACCATCACCAGCAGCGGGTTCAAGCCAACGTCCAACAGAACGAAGAGGATACATATGTGGCATATTAACCTCTTCCAATAAACGTTCAACACACCAACTTGGAGTTGGGTAATAATCGTTCTCTACACGTTTTTTAGAATTTTTCTTTGTTGATGACATAATCAAATCAGGGATTTAATAACATTCCGCCACGGCAGATAACCCAGCTATCAGCCATATAGCTTACATACTATCTTTTATTTTCCAGCCTTTATACGATTTACAAGAACCTCTTATAAGAGCATGAACAACACGATAGTTTAAATTACGTTCTTCGCTCCAGCTTTTAATATTGTGTATAGGTCCACATTGTTCTCCAGCTTCAGAAACAAGAATAACGTTATAAGTTTTTGCTGACCGCACACTAACCATGTTCTTAATTTGTTCTAAACTTCCAATATATTCTTTATTTTCTGGAAGTCTCCATCCTTTGTAAGAAAGGCATTTTCCATATTTAAGTCGTATTAGAGCACCACGATCTAAGTTATGTTCCTTACAAAAAGAACGGACCCCCGTAATTGTGTATATGACATTATCAGGGGACAATATTTGCCACGGCGCACTTTTTTTCTTTGCAATTGACAACATTTTTTCTTTTGTCTGTTGCGTGTGAAATTTTCCAACAGTATTTCCAGCTACCGGGCAGATATTGTAGCACATATTTTTATTATCAAAGTAGATATCAATATATACTGTTTCCCTCAATAACAAATCTTGCTTTTTTTCTACAGCCTCAAGTAAATGGAACTCAAAAGCTTCGGGACCACATTTATTCCAATCATTTTGGAGATAAGAGTTTCCATGTTTATTTCTTTTTAAACATGATATATGAGCCGCATATCTTCTTTGCAAATTAATTGCGCTACCAACATATATTCTGTGGTTTAAGATATTGACAATTTTGTATATTCCCATTTTTTGTTGGCTATCTATTTTCCATTTCATACATTACCTATCCATCACCTATAAATATGACGAATAAATGCATTTCACGGATAAATTTCACGGATAAATTAATTGTCCGCCTCGGCAGATAACCCATGCATCGGAAAGATCCTCATTAACTTTATCATATATCATTTGCCCTTTAAACTGTCCAGTCTTAGCTTCACGGATTATCCATGGAAAACTGGGATTTAAAGTTCTAACGGTTAATAAAACCTTATCCTTGGTGGATGAAGTTTTATCTTTATAATCTATCTTAATGTTAAGTTTAGAGCGTGCAGAGCGAACGTTAACCATAATAGGTTTAACACCAAATAACTGATAGACCATATAAGAAAGAATACCATTGAACCGTCCTAACGTCATTATTGTGTCAGCAGAAGAAAATCCCGGTGTAAACTTTTTGGCGGCTTCTTCAATATAAATCCTTCTTACCTTCCATGATGGATCAATCCAATCTGAAAGGAAATTATCTGCCTTCTCATACTCATCTTCAAACTTAACAAGCTTCTTATGAGTAAGCTTTATAAGTTGACCAGTCTTGCTATCTAACACACATATGCCAACTACAGATGTGGATATATCAAGCCCCAAATCTACTAATCTTTTTTCTCCTGCTGTTTCTCCAGAAGAAGAAACCGGGCTCGGATCGGAAATATTATTGTCTCCGTCCAAAACTCGTAGGTTGTCTTCCTTCCCTTTTTTGTTAAGCTTTCGCACCATCTTCTTGCCGCCTCTGCTTTCTTTACTACCGTATTATTATTTAACGCAGAGTTTCTTTTGACTTCAATAATCTTCTGAGAGCCGTCAGCGTAGTTAACAACAAAATCCGGTATATAAAATCTAACCCTACCAGACCTTGCATTTGATGTATAAGCTATTTTATATGGCTCATAATCATAGGATACTATCTGAGGATCTTCATCAAAATGTTTACAAACATATAACTCCCATGAGGACCGATATTGAATGGGTCTTGGACATTTAGGAGAATTATGTGTCCCGGTAATATAATGAGATTGTCTTTTACCCTTGCGGGTCTTAGCTCTCGGTTTCTTACGTGTTTTCTTAACAGTTGTTTTAGTCATAATACCAATTAGATGATAAGTGGAACCCTACCAATTAGAAGAGGCTATGGGGTATTATAGATTAACAGAGACAATAAGACTTATAGAATATTCATACTCTTAAGGTCTTCTTTTGTAAGAATTCTATAACCGTTAATCCCATTTAGCTTACAGTATTCTTCAGCCGCAATTTGTTTCTGTCTTGCTTTTTCTGTATTTGCATATATTAACGGCTTAATCTCCCACAATTCTTTTGTTCCATCAACATATTCTACAACAAAATCCGGTATATAATGTCTAATAACGTTCCTGCTGCTTTCTTTATAAAGATATGGTATAGAAAAAGGTTCATATGAAAATGTTATAATATTATTATTATCATCTAACCATTGTGTGGTCGCCTTTTCCCATGATGATCTGTAAAAAACATTAGCATTAAGCTTCACAGAAAACACATATCCTTTTTCATGATAGTTTTTTCCATATCCCCTACGTTTTCCAGCGACCATTTCAGAGGAAACTATTTCCGACATTTTTTGCTTTACTTCGTCTGTATGGGTCTTGCCATACATTGGATTTTTATTACCTGCAAAACAACCGGTTTCTTTATGGTGTCTACTAATTTTTTCTTTTGTTTCTTCGGAAAGAACAGCCCCCAATCGGGTTTGTTTTCCTTTATTAGCTGCGCCAATTTTTTTCTTGGCACTCTCAGAAAGAGGCTTTCTTTTAGTTTTAACTCTTGGATCAATCTTTCTATATTGCCAATAACATTCACGTGAACAAAAATTTGTTTCTTTTTCTTTACAAGGAGCCATAAGAAAACTCACAGAACACATATTACACGTGGTTTCTTTTGCTTTAGTTGGCTTTCTTGCTTGATAAGCACACTTCAGAGAACAATAATGCTCTTTATTGTTCAAAATATTGTAATCAATTCTTGGTTTACTTTTACTGCTTCGTTCAAAACGTTGTTGGCAGCAGTCGCAAGAAAATATAATGGTTCGTGGAGTTGAATTGTTGTCATGTATGATTGTCATACATATAAGTATGTGTGTATCGGTTAATAGTCCATTTTGATCTTAAAGAG